CCTAATTCATGCATTACATTTTCTATTAATGGTAATGCTTGTTCAAAAGTATAATATGAATTACCACTTCTTCTATCTAATCTTAATTGTGCAATTTTATCTTTGTAGTTAAATACATAACATTCAAATGTAGAATTACCTAAATTATAAATATGTTTAACAGAATCAATTATCATAAATTTATCTAATGAATTATAACATTCATTTAAAATTGGATAGAATCCTTTACCCATAAATGGTACATATGGAGATTGAAAAATAGATTCTAATGTAGAACTTGCTTCTTTTTCATTTTCATTTAAATAAATTTGCTTAGTATCAGTATTAAATGTTATATTGAAATTTTCTGCTATTTTAAATTTAATAGAATTTTCTGTAAAAATAGCTCTTTTTACACCTTCTTCTAATAATCTCATTCTACGTAATTGATTTTCATCATTTATATGATTTTCTAATAATGTAGCTGAAATACCTTCATCATTCATTAAAAACCATGTTTCATTTATATAAGTTAAAAATCCTTCTTTTTTTTCTAATACAATAGAATATACATCATTAATTACACCACCTTTAGATATATAATTCATTTTTAATTGAGGTGTATTAGCCATTTCTCCTAAAAATGATTTAATTTCAGGAATCCATTCATGCATTTTTAAATCATTTAATATTTTGATTTTTCTATCATCATCATTATTTTCATTAATACATTCCATTAATGATGTTAATGTTGTTTCATATAAAAATCTATCCGGTTTTCTTGATATTTTTTTATGTAAATCTTTTAATGTATATACTAAGCTATTTTCAGAAATTTCATTATCTATTTCTTCTAATAATGTTTTTACACCTTCAAAATATTTAAACGTTTCTAAACGTTCATTTAATGAATTAAATATCTCTTTATCAGAATATTTATCATATTCTTCTAAATGTGATGTAACTATAGTAGATACATCGCTTTGTTCTATATTTAAACCATTTCTATATTCAAACAATTTTAATTTTAATGACTTCATATTATGTCTTTAGTCTGTATTTATTTTTTATTATATATTATTTATTTTAATTAAAAAATTACTTTTTTATTATATCCGTTTCTTTTATTATATTTTGATTTTGATATATAGCAAAATCCCACTCTACACCTTTATTCGATAATAAAGAAGTAACTTTATCTATTATTGGAAAATGTGTATGTACTTCAATATTATAAACAGATTTATATGGTTTAGTTCCTGTTCCAAATGAATATTCTCTTGCTATAACATTTTCACTATCACCAATAAAATTAAAATTAGCTTTTATTGGAATTCGTTTATATGTAAAATTAAAATATCTATACATATAAAAATTTTCCATTAATTCTTGCCATATCTTAAATACCTCATTTTCATTATCTAATACAAAAACTAGTTCAAATGATAATTTAATAGGTACACTTTTTAATTGTGAATATTTTTGAATCAATTCTTCATCTACTTCTTCTGTTATATGAAACCAAGTATTAGGATTAGTGAATTCTTCAGCTTTTATAATCCAAGATTTAACATCTAATACTCCTCTAGGAATAATATCCGTATTCATATTAACTCGTTTATTTGGTATATCATCATAAAAAGAATCCATTATAAATCTTTGATCTCCTGTTAAAGAATAATAAATAGGAATTATTTCAGTATATGATCCATTTTCTTCACTAATATAATTGATTTTTAATTTGTCTCTTAAATATGCTAAAAATCCTACCGTAACATCACGTAAAAAAACATCACTATAATTATTTTTTATATTATAATCTTCTTGTTGGTTTGACATATTTATTTTATTTATTTTATTTATATATTATTTTAAAACACAATTAATAATTTAATTTATTTAAAATTTTTTTACTATATATCATATGTGGTCAAAAAACTTATTAACAATTATTAAACTTTTTTATTTTTCTAGTATATAAACAAACTTTTTTTTTTTATTAAAAAATAAAAAATAAAAAGTATTAAACATTTTATAAAAAAAAATATAAAATAAACATGAATGATGGAATAGTTAAAAAATTATATTGGAAAAAATATAGACCTAAAAATATTGCTGGAGTAATATTATTACCTAGAATACAAGAAGAAATATTAAATGAAAATGGTGATGTAGTATTAAGTGGAAATTATATTTTTACAGGATCATCTGGTTTAGGAAAATCAACATTAGCTAATGTTATTATACCAGAAGATGCATTAATAGTAAATGCGTCTTTTAATTCGTCAGTTGAAGATTTAAAAGAAACGGTAATAGATTATTGTAGAACTGGTGATATTTTTGGTAAATCTACTATAGATGGGTATAAAATAGTTTTTTTAGATGAATTTGATGGCGTTTCTGCTAAATATCAAGAAGCATTACGTGGGTTTATCGAAGAATTTGATGATAGAATTAGATTTATTGCAACATGTAATAATATAAGTAAATTATCTAGTGCTATTTTATCAAGATTTAATGTAATTAAATTTGATCCAGAAAATGAAACAGAAACAAAATATTTAAAAGAAGAATATTTAGAAAGATGTAATTTAATTGTAGAAAAAAATAATTTAAATATTACTGAAGAACAAGTAATTTCATTAATAAATACTAATTTTCCTGATTTAAGATCTACATTCAATACATTACAACGTGTTGAAAAAATAGGTCATTATAATAAAGAATTAAATTCATCAACAAATGTAGATCTTTATAATATTATTTTTGGTGATATAAATACAGAAAAAACATATGCATGGGTTATTGAAAATTTTGGTGATAATGTAGAGACATTAGTAAAAATGTGTGGTAGACCATTATGTAGATATATATTAGATGAAAATAAAAAATATATTGGTAAAATACCAGCATTAACTAAATTATTTAAAGATTATTCATATCAATTATCTTCAAATTTAGTTGATCCTGTAGTATTAATTATTTCATATATATTTGAAATACAAGAATTAATAAATAATAAATAATAAATAAATTATGGAAAAAGATCCGTGGATAACAATAATAAAGCAAACTATATATGATCATTTAAAAAAAATTGATTTTTCTAATCCTGATTTTAACATAAATATTTTAAAAGAACAACTTTCAGAAATATTAGGAATAAAGCCAGCAATTAAAACTAAATGGAATACAATAGAAACTATTAATGAATTGAAAAAATCAAGTGGTGCTAAAGATTATAAAACAGTAAAAGATAAATTAGAAGAAATTGAAATTATTTTTATAGATAGTAAAAATAAACCAAATAATTTTAAATTTATTTTTTAAATAAAAAATAAAAAAAAATAATAAAAAAATGGATTATATAATATTTGATGGAAACTATATATTAATGAAATGTGTATATACATTAACAAAAATGAATAAATTACATGGTGAATTATGGAATCTATTAGATAATAATATTTCTAAATATACCGTAATGAATAAATGGGAAAAGATAATTGTTGTGTCTGATTCTAAGAAAAAATCATGGCGTAAGGAATTATTAGATAAATATAAAGCACATAGAGTTAAAGATGATAGTATAGATTGGGAATTTGTATTTGATACATATATGGATTGGAAAGATTCCATTAGAGAAAAATATAATGTATTAGAAAAAGATTCAATTGAAGGAGATGATTGGATTGTTAGCGTAATACAATATGCTAATAAATTAGGAAAAAGTTGTGTTACTATTTCATCAGATAAAGATTTATATCAATTAATTAAATATAAAACTAAGAAAAAAAACTCTTATATAAATATACAAATAAATGATATTTTAGGTAATGAAAAAGTAATTATACCTATAGGTTGGGAAATTTGGTTAAATGAATTTAAAAATAATAATGCTAATGATGTGTTTTCTTTAGATAATAGTATTAACAATATTAATTTTTTTAATAGAATTTTATTAAATTGGAATTATGAAGAAATAGATTGTTATTCTAGTTTATTTGAAAAAATTATTACAGGTGATAAATCAGATAATATTGATTCTATTTATCAAAAAATATCTAAAACTGGTAAAATTAGAGGAATAGGAACAGCAACGGCTAAAAAAATGTGGGATTTTTATAATAAAAATTATGATATAAAATTTACTATAAATGATGAATTCGTTGATGATTTATTAAATTGTTTAGAATTTGTATCAAAAGATGTATTTGATACAAATTTAAAAAATAAAATTAAAAATAATATTAAATTAAATATTCAATTAATTCAATTACATTATAAAAATTTTCCTGATTGGGTAACAGAAGATATAATAAAAATTATTAATGAGAATTTAAATAAATGACACAAAAAAAGATTATATCTGATGGTAAAGAATCTATCTTAACAGAATTTGTAAGAAGAGACTTAAATGACTTAGGATATACTACATATGGAGAAGTTTTAGATACTAATTCAAAAATACGTTGTGATATGTATGCTAGAATAGAAGATTTAAACCACCCTAATTGTGGACATACTATTGTATTTGAAGCTAAATTAACTTTTAATTTAAAAGTTATAGAACAAGCATATAAATGGTTATCTAAAAAAAGAGCACATGATGTTTATATTATTGTTCCTACCACATTTAAAAATATGAGTACTAGAAGATTTGCTAGAGAATTATGTAGTAAATTAGGTATAGGTGTTATGGAAGTTAGTATATTAAAAAATAAATATAATGTAACTGTAAAACCAGTTAGATGTTCTAATCCATCACCACCTAAATTGTATGAAGAACAAAAATTAACTATTGCTAGTAATTCATCTAATACTTATGTGACACCATTTAAAATAACATTAAATAATATTAATTCTTATATGGAAAATAAGAATCAAGATTATTTAACTAATATGGTAAAAAATATATCACATCATTATAAGGGTGATATTAGTGCAGTTAGATCTATAAGATTTTTAATTGATAAACATATTATAAAAGATTTTTATATAACAAAAGAAAATAATAAATTAGTAATAAAAAAACATGGATTTTAAAAATATAACAGATATAATTTTTTCAAAAAAAACTTTATGGAATACTGTAACAGATGAAGATAAAGAAAGTTTATTTTTTATCTTTAATAGATTTATGTCTAAAAAATATCCTATACAAGCAAATAGTTTTAATCATAAATTTATAGATAAGGCACTAGCAATGGATATTTGGTTTTTATTTTTAAGAAATGAAACAAGAGTACCATTTTGGTTTTGGAAAGGTGCAACTAAGAAAAAAGATCCATCAATAAAAGGATGGCAAGAAATTAGAAATTTTCATGAATTATCTGTAAATGATATACATACATTATGTGAAATGTACCCTAAAGATGTGAAAGAAGAAATTAAAAGAATAGAACTAATAAATAAAGAACTAATAAAATGAATTATATAGAAGAATTTTGGCAAAATAAAATTAATAATATTTATAATACTAAAGAATTATTAATTGAAAATATTACTAAATATTATGAAGATGAATTTATAAATAATTATACAAAATGGAAAAATTTATTAAATAGTTGTAATACTGATTACAAATCATATTTTATAAAGCTATATAATAAAAAAGAATATTGGACAGATATGTCATATGATTATTTTACTAAAAATATTATTAATTTTATGGTAGATCATATTAAAATTAATAATAATATAGAATCTAAAGATGTACATCTATTATTAGGAATAATATTAGATGAGTATTTTTATCAACAAGAATTAAAAATACCACAAGAATTAATTGATAAAAAAAATGATTCTAATATAAATAATTTATTAGAATCAATTAAACAAATAGTATATAAAAAATCAGATATTTAATAATTTATTTAAATCTATATTAGAATCATGACTAAATAAATATGATTCTTTTTTTCTACGTGTTACATGTCCCGGATATGTAACATTTGTAGTTTTTATTTTAATAGCAGCTTTTTCTAATTCTCCATTTTTTACTAATTGTAAAAATTCAGATTTTCTAATGTTACCTATACCCATATTATATGTCATAGAAATCATAGCATCATATTGATTTTGTGTTATTTTTATAAATATATTTTCTTTTTTCCAATCTCTTAAAATTCTATCAACACCACGTTGTGCTTCCATTATATCCTGAATTAATAAATCTTCAGCTTCAGCTTCTGTAATTTTAGTAACTTTTGCTTTCATTTTAGTAACTTTTTTTCGTTCAGCATGACCATATCCTATAGTTATCATACCATCACCAATATCATACGCAGTCAAAACGGCTTTACCATTTCTTCCTTCTTCATGCTTTAAAAATTCAACTAAAGTATCAGAAAATTCTGTTGGTGTTTTATATACATCTTTTTTTATTTCTTCTTTTTTATACATATCTGATATTATATTTTTTATTTGAGACGCGTCGTTATGTACTAATATTTTTTTTTCTATCGATTCATCTATAATTTTATTTATTTCTGGTAATGTTATAGTACTAATAAAAAATAAAATAAACATATTTAAGAACTTTATTTTATAATTTAATGGTACCTTATTTATTTTAAATAATAATTCTTTAAAATAGTTCTTAGAATTAATTCTATTTATTTTATCTTTAGGTAAATTATTTAATTCTTTTTTATAATTTAATAATATTTGATCATTAGAATAAATATTATACATATCCATATCATAATTATAATTAGAATTAAATTCTAACATGGTTTTAAATTCATTTATACTCAATATCATACATTATATATTTTTTTTTCTATTTATTAAAAATAATTTATATAATTGTAAAAATAAAATAAAATGATTAAACATATAACATTATTTAGAGTTGATAATTCTAAATCCGATCAACAATTATGGTATAATAGAGATGGTTCATTTAATCCTGTAGTACAAGAATTATCATCACAAAGATTAGTACCATTACCTATGGTATATGATGAAAAATATGGTAAAGATGGGTTAAGATGGATAAGTGCTGCTTCTAGTTTAGATAATTTAAAACAATGGATTTGTGAAAGTGATGCTAAAGAATTAGAATTAAAAGGATATAGAATTTTAAAAGTAAAAGTAACACAATATGATTTTTGGGAAAATCATGCGGTATTTACTTGGGAATCTGTAATTGAAAAAGAAGAATTATTATTTTCAGTATTATATTAAAAAAAAAAATGAAAGAAGAAATAGAAATTATAATTAAAGCTAAACATTTTAGAAATTCTAGTGGTTATTGTGATAATGATAGTTGTCCTTTAGCTTTAGCTATAAAAGATAAATTAAAATGTGAAAAAGTTTCGGTTACATTTCAGAATGTTATTATAGATGAAAATTCATACGTTCCTAGATATTTGAATTTTTTAAATGGAACAGATACTTGGTGTAATGATTGTGTACAATCTATAGCTGAACCATATATAATGGTTGATGATTTAATTAAAAGAGCAAAACAAAAAAAGAAAATAGGAACTTATAAAGTAACATTAATAAAAAAATAAAATGGAAGATTTTAAAACTAAAATCAAAAATGAAACAGTTTTGGCTATGAAAGCTAAAAATCAATTACGTGTAGATACATTACGTTCTATTACTAATGCTATTACGGTGGCTGAAAAGAGTAAAGGAAATAAAGATTTAGATCATATTGATATTTTACGTGGTATGGTAAAACAACGTAATCAAAGTATAGAACAATTTACAGCTGCTAATTATATTGAAGAAGCAAATAAAGAGTCTTTAGAATTATTAATTATTGAAGAATTTTTACCTACACCTATGAATGATAGTGATATGTTTATATCTATTAATGAAATTATTCATTCTATGGATCCTGTACCAACAATTAGAGATATGGGTAAAATTATTGTAAAATTTAAAGATACATATCCAGGCCAAGATATGGGTAAAGTATCTAAAATTTTAAAAACAGTTTTAGTGTAGTAATTAAAACATAAATAAACAAATTAGAATCCTTTTAATATATAATTAAAAGGATTTTTAATTTAATGTCAAATAATACAATATCACTATTAAGAGCAAACCCTGCATTGACTAGTAATGTTAAAATAGTAGTGGATTCAGAATATAATTTATATTTAGAAAGTTATAATTCTAATATAGAATTATCGGATAGAAAATTTAAAAAATTTAAAATTAGTCCAAATTCATTTTTATCTAATACAATTTCTACATTTTATAAAGATTTACCGATTGATATAGCGTTTGAAATAAAAAATAATATTAAATCTGATAATATACAATTATCATATAATAATCAATATGATGATATTTATTATTCTGGACCTAGAAATATTGAGGACACTTCATATACTGAAGAATTTCAATATAATACTACTTTAAAAATTAATGCAAAACAATTACCTAAATATTTTTTTATATTTAGAACTGATGATACAGGATTAATAAATTTAAATAAAGAAAATATAAAAGATAATTTTTTATATAATTTAAAATGTATAAAAACATTTGATTTATCACCTAAAGAAAATTTGGGTAAATTATGGAAAAAGAATTATATAGATGATGATATATTACCAATATCTTCATTCGAATTAAATTCAAATAAGTATGAATTTAGTACTTGGAATGGGTATGATTATAAAAGTGGTGGTACAGTTAGTAAATCATTTTTCTTAGATGAAACTTTACAAAATCAAATGTCAGATTTTGAATTTGAATCATTTATTACAGACGGGTTTAAAAAAAATGAAGTAATTAGTTCTAATTATTCAAATATATCTTTTTTATATGATGATACTGTATGTGGTATATTTATAAAAGGAATAGAGT